AACGATGCTTACCTAGATGACATAGTAGATGCTTCTGAGAATCTAGTTCTTCCAATGCTAGTCACATTCCAGAGCAAGATTAACAAAGTAAAGCTTGAGGATAATATCGCTTACTTTGAGACCGCAACAATCCAAGAATTTACAGAAGGCCAATCCGTAATTATTACTGGCTGCGGATCACCATTCAATGGCACACATACAGTTACCGATGACGAGATTTCAGATTATGTATTCACAGTCGCAATCACCAATGCTGACATATTGGAAAAAAATATCATCCCAGCAGGAAACGCTGCGCTCTCTGGACTATCAACCTATGTCGGAAATGCCAATGCTGAAGCTGCAATTCTGGCTATCTCCGTTGAAATCTTCCAAGCAAGAACCGCAGCTGGTGGATCAATCGAAGGCGTAGATTTCGCAGTTACCCCTTACCGCCTATCTAAGAATTTACTTGCCAAAGTAACTGGCTTACTTGGCCCATATCTTGATGTTGAAACTATGGTGGGATAATGCCTGCCTCAACAATTGCCACAGATGTTAGAGGAGCTATTAAAACAGCCCTAGCAGCCTGCACCGCCAATATTTACGACTCAGTTCCAGAAGCGCCTATAGTTCCAGCAATAGTCATAGTTCCAGATTCACCATATATGGAATTGGAACTAATTGGCAAATCTACTACTAGAGTTAAATTGAATTACACCATAACGGCTTGCGTTGCGTATTTCAGCAATGCCGCTGCTCTGGATAACCTAGAGCAATTAGTCATTAGTATTCTTGGAGAGCTAGATGCTTCCAAGTATGAGTTATCTACAGTCGAAAGACCATCGGTAACTGAAGTTGGAACTACTACCCTGCTAGTTTCAGATATTCGCTTGAGCGTCCGCTACGAGCAAACCGCATAGGAGACCCAAATGCCAACAACAGTAATAACTGGGCGCGATGTGACCTTCACACTCGATGCAGCCGATTATGACGCCCAGACGACCAGCGCCGTTCTAAGCTGCGAGACAATCATTGAGACTTATCAAACTCTCGATGGTCGCGCATATAAGTCCGTTGATAAGCAATGGACATTCACAATTGAACTATTGCAAGATTGGGGAGCTACCAGCTCTCTATTCGAAGCAATGTGGGCAGATGCTGAATCAGCACCTAACACCACACTCGCAGTTTCATTCACAGCCGTAACTGGCGCAGTATTTGCTTTCAATGTATTGCCAATCTTCCCAACTGCAGGGGGCGCAGCACCAGGAGCGCTGACTGATACTTGGACGATGACAGTCGTTGGAACACCAACAGAGACCTTCAGCTAAGAGATCGGAGCATCGGGAGCTATGAAATTACCAATAACAATTGAATATAACTCAGGCGAGAGTGCAACTTATATTGCGCAACCGCCTGAGTGGGCTAAGTGGGAGAAGCAGACTGGTCACACTTTGTCGAAAGCCCAAGAGGTAATCGGCATATGGGATTTAATGTTTCTTGCATACAACGCGCATAAGCGCGAATCCGCTGGCAAACCAGTAAAGCCTTTTGAAATTTGGATGGAAACAGTTGCAGATGTATCGACTGGACTATCCGACCCAAAAGCCACAAGCCTGGAAGCATCCGCAGAACTCTAGTCGAGTTAGCAATCCAGACTGGTATTCCGATGCAATATTGGGATGATGCGGACGATATAGCAACCGCAGCAGAGATTTTGGAGGGCAAGTGAGTTACGAACAGGGGCTAGCTTATGATCGTAAAGACTTATCCCAATTACTCAAAGCTTTTAAGGCTATGGATGCTGAAGCTACAAAAGTTGCAGCTGAGACTGGTTACGAGTTGTCTAAATTTACTGCTGGCAAGATTAAAAGCGCAGGCGCTGCCCGCACATTTAACAACAAAGCAGCCAGAAGAATCGTTGAGGGAGTATCCATCTCGCGAACTTCAAAAATTGGTCAGCTATCCTACGGCTTTGCGCGCCAGCGTTTTTCAGGGGGAGGCTCGACCAGAAGTCTATGGGCGGGCTTTGAATTTGGCTCATCAATCAAACTACGAAAAGACGGCAGAGTTAGAAGGCTCAATCAGTTTCCGACTTATTCTGGTCGATTTGGTAAGGGTAGTCGAGGGTGGTTCATATACCCAACCCTTCGCGCACTTCAGCCTGAATTAGTAAAAAAATGGGAACAAAAGTTTGCCGATATATTAAAGATTTGGGGTAAATAATGGCTGGTGATAGAACCCTTAAACTAAGTCTTTTAGCGGAAACAAAGAACCTAATTGATGGATTAAATAAAGGTAAAAAAGAAAGCGAATCTTTTGGAGACAAAATTGATTCGATTAATCGCAAAGTCGGCCTAGCTTTTGCCGCTATGGGTGCAGCTGCTACTGCAATGGCGGTCAAATTTACCAAAGATGCAATAGGCGCTGCTTCCGATATGGAAGAAACAGTCGCAAAAATTGGCGTCATTTTTGGAGATAGTGCAAAAGAGATTGATAAGTTTGCCGCCACTGCTGCAACCAATTTAGGCCAATCTAAACAACAAGCTCTCGATGCTGCAGCTAACTTTGCTATTTTTGGCAAAGCCGCTGGTTTATCTGGCGAAGCTTTGGTCGATTTTTCTGCTGATTTTGTATCACTAGCATCTGATCTTGCATCATTTAATAACACAACTCCAGAGGATGCGATTAATGCAATAGGGGCTGCTTTACGCGGTGAAGCAGAACCTTTACGCCGTTATGGTGTTTTGTTAGATGATGCGACACTAAGAGCAGCAGCCCTTGAATTAGGTATTTATTCAGGCACTGGGGCTTTGACCGCTCAACAAAAGGTATTAGCTGCCCAAAAGGTAATTTTAGAACAAACCAATTTGGCTCAAGGTGATTTTGCTAGGACATCAGACGGCTTGGCTAACTCACAAAGACAAATTGCTGCATCGGTTGAAGATGCAAAAGCACAACTTGGAGAAGCACTTTTGCCCGCTATACAGGAACTGGCAAAATTTACCAAAGAAGTTTTAGTTCCTGCTTTATCGTCATTTATATCTGGTTTGACTGGTCGAGATGGTTTGAAGGAAAGCCTTACAGAAACAGAAAGAAGTGCTGAAAAATGGGGCTCTCGAGTTCGTAAAGTTTTTGATATCGTTGTCGAATTAAAAGAAGTAGCAATTGCGACCGCTGCAATACTTACAACTATGTTTGTCGTTAGTAAAATTCAGGCAGGAGTGGTTGCCACAATTGCGTTAATAAACACATTGATAAAAGCTTATAATGCTCTTAAAGCCTCTGCTATAGTTGCTGGTATTGCAAGTGCTTTTGCTTTGAATCCACTTTTAGGCGTTGGAGCGACTGCAGGCGCAGCGGCAGTTTTAGCGGCTGGTAATGCTTTGGCTCGGCGTAATGATACTGGACAGGTATCCGCGAATATTGCTGGCACTGGAGGCAATACAGTTCCAAGTGCAAGTTTGCCTAGTGGGTTTACAACAGGCGCATCTATACCGAAAACAACAGGAGCACCTGCGATTACTCAGAGTGCAAGTCCAGCAGGCACTACCAGATCTAATAATGCACCTGCAGTTGCTTCAGCTCCAATAATTAAAACCCCAAGCGGTAACGCCATCCCTTCTAACTTTGATGTAGCAGCTGCTAGAGCTGGCGAAGAACGCGGAAATGTTATTGTGAATGTCAATGCCCCATCTGCCATTGATGAAGAAGGATTTACTCGAGCAGTTATCTTGGCCCTCAACAACACAGACCGCAGAACAGGCGGGGGCGGTAGCCAACTAATCTTATGAGTATCTGGAGTCCCGTCTATCGCATCAAGGTCAATGGCTCAACAGTTACTGGAGCAACACTTAGCGGCCTAACTATTACTTCTGGTCGAGATGATATTTACTCTCAGCCCGTTGCTGGCTATTGCAACTTGACACTTATTGAAACAGCTGAGGCATCAGTTCCCTTTGAGATTAATGATGCAGTGACTATCGAAGTCCAAGATTCAAGCGCTACTTATGTTAATTTATTTGGTGGCTTTATAACCGACCTTGGCATAACAGTTAGATATTCTGGATCAACAGCAACCAGCCAAGACATAAAAATAGTTGCAGTCGGAGCTCTGGCTCGACTTAATCGCGCAGTTTATGTTGGCAATTTCAATCATCAAGTTGATGGAGACCGAATTTTAGAACTACTTAGCATAGTCTTATTTGACCAATGGAATGAAGTGCCAGCGGCCGAGACTTGGAATAGTTATGACGCTACTACTCAATGGCAGGATGCAGAGAATAGCGGACTAGGTGAGATAGATACTCCAGGCGATTATGAGCTTCACTCTGAAAGCAATCTGAACGACACAGTTTATAACCTAGCGTCTCGCTTTGCTAATAGCGGACTTGGCTATCTGTATGAAGATTCTCAAGGCCGTATTGGATACGCCGATTCAACCCATAGAGCTCAATACCTAGTATCGGATGGCTATCTAAATCTTGATGCTAACGATGCTATTGGGCCAGGATTATCAATAGTCAAGAGGGCTGGAGATGTTAGAAATGCAATAACTCTTTCTTATGGGTCAGCTGGCAATCAAAGTGTTACCGATAGCGACCCATCATCAATTGAGCAGTATGGTCAATTAGCAGCAACGATTGACACTACTTTGCGCAACCAGAATGACGCTGAGGATCAAGCTGAGTTTTACCTTACTATTCGCGCTCAGCCTCAATTTGCCTTGCGTCAAATAACTTTTCCAGTCGCCAGCCCAGAGATTCCTGATGCTCAGCGGGATGACCTGCTAAATGTATTTATGGGCCTAGCCATTAGCGTAGATAACCTGCCAGCCAATATGGTAAATGGCACATTCTTAGGATTCGTAGAAGGTTGGACTTGGACAGCCAGCTTAAATCAGCTAAATCTGACTATGAATGTAAGTCCCCTAGAATTTTCATTGCAGGCGTTCAGATGGACTTCCCTGCCAAATAACTTAACTTGGAATGATGTCAGCCCTACTTTGGACTGGCAGAACGCTACAATAGTAGGCTAAAGGAGAACGATGACCACCACAGCAATTTTAGGTATTACGATTCCAGATGATACCGACCTAGTTAAAGACGGCGCTTCGGCAATTAGAACAGTAGGCAATGGCTTTGATGATGCCTTAGCTAAACTTACCCTTAACGCGCAGACTGCCACTTATACAGTAGTTTTAACAGATAATCGCAACAAGCTAGTCACAATGGATGTGGCTACTGCTAACGACTTTCTAATTCCTACTAATGCCAATGTTGCTTTTCCTATCGGATCAGTAATCAATGTAATTCAGATAGGTGCAGGTAAGACAACTATTGAGGCGGTCACTCCAGGCACTACTACTATTTCATCAACTGGAGCAACTGCAACAGCCCCAGAATTAAGAGCGCAGTTCTCGGCAGCTTCTTGCATCAAGGTCGCTACCGATACTTGGTATGTCGTAGGAGATATTGCCTAATGCCAGTTCTCGGGATTATTGCTGCACAAAATTATCCGCGCACTATTACAGTTGATTATCTAGTAGTTGCAGGCGGGGGTGCTGGTGGTTCTGGTGGTTTTTCTGGTGGCGGTGGCGGTGCTGGTGGATTGCGTTGCACAGTAACTGCAAGCGGTGGAACTCCAGGGACAATTGAAACCGCTTTAACTTTATCGCCATCAACAAATTACACAGTTACAATTGGCGCAGGCGGCGCTGCAAATGCTTTCCAAGGTTCAAATGGGACTAATAGTGTTTTTTCAACAATAACTTCAACCGCTGGTGGCGGTGGTGGGACATCAAACGCAGCTGGATCGTCAGGTGGTTCGGGCGGTGGCGGTGGTGGCTCAAAAACTGCAACTATTTCTGGTGGAACTGGAACTACTACTCAAGGTTTTGCAGGTGGCGTTGGTAAAGGTCCTGGCTCTGAAGAAGCTTCTGGGGGTGGTGGTGGAGCTGGTGAAATTGGTGAAGGTGGCTCATCTACTGGCACTTATCACGGAGGCGATGGAGGAGATGGAATACAAACTGCAATTACTGGAAGCTTAATTTATTATGGCGGTGGTGGTGGTGGTGGAACTGCCAACGGAAGTGTTGAAGGTGATGGCGGTTTAGGTGGCGGCGGCCGAGGTGGTTCAGATGATGGCGATCCAGATGGAGTTGCAGGCACTCCAAATACTGGCGGCGGTGGCGGTGGTGCTCGTTCAGGCGCGCAATATGGTTCTAACGGCGGCTCAGGTGTAGTTATTTTGCGTTATCCAGATAGTAAAACAATAACCATTGGAGCAGGTTTAACAGGATCGGAAAGTGCAGCAAGCGGTGGATATAAGCGAGCAACAATAACTGCTGGCACAGGAAATGTGAGCTGGGCATAATGGCGCATTACGCATTTTTAGACGAAAATAATATAGTTACAGAAGTCATAACAGGCATTGATGAAACTGAATTAATTGAGGGTTTAGACCCTGAAACTTGGTATAGCAATTTTAGAGGACAAACTTGCAAGCGCACCTCATACAATGACAACATACGCAAGCAATACGCAGGAATTGGTTTCACTTATGATTCTGTCAATGATGTATTCATAGCCCCTCAGCCTTATCCATCTTGGTCGCTTGACGATAATTTTGATTGGCAAGCTCCTACTCCTAGACCTAACGATAAATCCGTATGGGATGAAGATTTGGGTGATTGGGTAAATGGCTAAATTATGCGCAGCTGGTATTCAATTAAGGGAGCAAATCGATGACGATTATCCTGATAGGGATCGTAAGTCTGATGGCTGGATTGCTGATGCTCGTCACCTCTCTAAAGGCACTTCTGACCATA